GCAAGCCCAGCGAGTGGCGTTGCTATGGAGATGCAAGGGCAAAACCCAAGTTTTAGGCCAAACACTACTGACTATGGGTCAAACAGCTCATATTACAATAATCCAAATGGCGGATTTGCAAATGTTGTAATTGGATACGACGCAAATGGATCTCCAATTATGGCGACACAGCCAGCCGCGTCAGGTGATTTAGGTGGAATGAACGTAGACCCAGCCGTCCAAGATCTGGTGGCAATGAGGCGCAAATCTCGCAGTGATGAGAATAAGGCTAGACTTGACGCAATGATGGACGCGCAAATGCAAGATTATCTTGCAAAGAAAGAGCTGGGCGTTAGGCAAATTGGTGGGCAGGATGTAATTTCAAGATCTCCATTTGATGAGGGATCTTCATTTGCTGGAACTAATTATGCGACTTACGATGGATCGCAAGGATTTCAAGCGCCATTCCCTCTCAATATAGCACAGAATATTTTTGACCCAAGAGTTAAAGATAGTGGAGATAGGAGCTTTCAAAACCCAAACACTAAATCAGTGGTTGCCACTGGTTATGATGCTGGTGAAGTTGACCCCACATTAGCAAGGATGGCTGGTTACACAGATCAGATTGAAAATAAAGCTGGCGACTATACATTATTTACTGGTAGGGGTGTTGATGGACAAGGCAGTCTTGGTGTAGTTGGAGATATTGCAGGCGACATTGGTGATGGCCTTGGCTTAACTAACTTTAGTAGCCAATACGCAATTGACCAAAGAAAAAAAGCAGAAGCTGAAAGAATTGCGGCGGAACGTGCGGCTCAAGTACAAGTTTTAGCTAATGCTAATCCAACAATATTACCTACATCAAGCGGCGGCGGCAAGCGCCCAAGTAATGCTTTGAAAAATGAAATGTCAAAACAGCAAAAAAATATAAACGCGGTTAAATCTGGCACTTACAAAAGAAGTATGGGCGGATTTTAATTATGATAAATTTTAAAAGAAAAGAGGCTTAATATGGCTGGTGGTGGACAAATCAGGCCGATGGGTGGTGCGATACAAAGCGGATTAAACTCTGGGCAAGGTATAGGTAATTTCTTAAATAGTACACTTGGAGGCGCTGGTGCGCGTATCCCAATGTCGTCTGGCAATGAAGTTAAAGCACAATTTTCTGGAATGGTTGATACGCAAAGCAGGCCGCGACCACAACCATTTACACCATCAATAGCACCACAAGGTAACTTTAACGTAAATCAAGCGGCGGCTGGTGGATTACAACAGGCAATGCAAGGCACGCAAAACGCAATGAACTTTGCTCCAATGGCTATTAGGCCAACTGCATATAATGCGGCGAATGCTCAAGCCACTGGCTATAATCCAAGCGCAATGACCAGCGCAAATTATGGGGCGTCCACCATCGGACAATCTCCGACAGTCACAGCCCAGAACGTGCAAGCTGGTCAATTGGCAAACACTGATTTAGGGGCATACACAAATCCATTTGAGAGCCAAGTTGTAGATCAGGCATTAGGTGACATTGAGCGTTCAAGATTAATGGCTCAAAACCAATTAGGAGCGCAGGCCACATCTTCTAATGCATTTGGCGGATCTCGTCAGGGCATTGCCGAGGCTGAAACAAATCGTGCGTTTGCTGAACAAGCGGCAAGAACTGCATCTGGCCTCAGACAAGCTGGATACACCCAAGCACAGCAGATGGCTATGCAGGACATAGGAACAGCCCAGCAAGCGGCATTAGCTAACCAGCAGGCAAATTTAGCGGCTGGCACAACCACTGCTGGATTTGGTCAGCAGTCAAACTTAGCAAATCAGGCGGCACTAAATCAGGCTGGTCAATTCGGAGCAACAGCCGCAAATCAAGCGGCGGCGGCAAATATGGCGGCACAAAACCAAGCGGCACAATTTGGCTCAGGTGCATCTAACCAGATGGCCTTATCAAACATGGCGGCGTTAAATCAAGCAAATCAATACGGCGCAACCAATGCGATGTCTGCCCAAATAGCTAACCAGAATGCATTGGCTAATGCAAATCAGGCGAAGTTACAGGCGGCTAATCAAATGGGTGCATTAGGTCAGCAGGCATTTAACACTGGTCAAGCAATCCAAAATCAGCAGTCACAACAAGGTATTCTACAGCAGGGAATGCAACAGGCACTAATTGATGCGGCTAAGGCACAATATGCAGGATATACTGGATCTCCAATGCAGGCACTATCTGCGCCATTGGCGGCACTAGGCTCAGTACCTAACCAATCTAGCACAACTAACAGCATGAAACCTGGCCTTTTCAACTACTTACAGCTCGGAGCTAATGTAATCGGGGGTATGAAATAATGATCGGATTTCCAAGCAGAAACCCATTAGAAGAAACAAATTTGCAGAGAAACTACCCAGTGCAACAGCAACAGGTAATTCCAAAGCAAGTTAATCCTCTGGTAACTGGCGGTGGGCAAACTCAGATGCAGGGTCAGCCACAACCAAGAACTGGCATGGCTGGATTATTTGACAAACTTACTACAAGATCTGGCACAACAGGATTATCTGGGCTAGAGAATTTTGCGGCAAGTTTAGACCCACTTATATTGCCAGAGCTAAGAGCTGGTGATGCTATTAGAGATCGTGGCGCACAAAGAGTAAAAGCTGGCAATGTAAATAAGACAATTGAATATTTAAAAGCTAATGGCATGGCTGACATGGCGGCAATAATTGAAGCTAACCCAAGCGCGGCTGGCAACGTATTATCTGCAATTGCGGCAAACAGATTAAACCCTAAAGATAATAGAACAACTAAAATGAAAGATTACAAAGCGGCTAAGGATGGCGGCTTTACTGGATCTTTTACTGATTTCTTAAAATTACAGCAGTCTAACACCACGATTAATAATAAAATGGAAGATGCGTGGAAAAAGGGTTTAGGCGAATACGGCATTGATATGCTCAAAAGCATTACTCAAGATGCCAAAAACGCACAAAACATATTGATGAGATCTAGGCAGTTGGAAAACCTTATGGCAGATCCAGCGTTTAAATCGGGAGCGCTGACAGAAGGTCTAAATGAAGCAAGGAAAATTGTTGAAGCATTAGGCGGAGATCCAGCGAATGTCTCAAGTATGGAAACATTTAGATCTATCACATCCCAACTTGTTTTGGATAGTATGGGCGGCTCGTTAGGCGCTGGCTTCTCAGAGGGTGATCGTAAATTTGTTGTGGATATTCAGCCAAGCCTAGATAAGACTATAGCGTCAAACCGAAACTTAGTATCAATGCAACAAAAAATTGCTAACAGAAAACTTTTAATACAACAGATGGCAAACCAATATATTAAAGAAAATGGAATATTGGATACAGGATTTAATATATTCTTAGCTAAATTTACTGAAGCTAACCCTGTCTTTGAAAAAGTAGATCCTAATAATTATTTTAAATTAAAGTAAAAGGTTAATTAAAGATGGCTGATATAAACTTAGCAGAAAAAACCACAGAAGAAATACAGCTTGCTTTAGAAAGTGCTACAGCAAACGATGATACTATCAATATGGTTAAGTTTAAAGCTGAGTTGGATAGGCGGTCTAAATCACAAGCCAACCCTGTCGGCGATACAAACATAATTGAGCAAGGAACGTCTGGTATAAATCAAGCCATAGCAAGCGGATTTGGTTTTCCTGTAGATATGGCGGCGGCTGGGTTAAGCAAGTTAGGCGTTGATGTAGGCGATGCACCATTTGGTGGTTCTGCAAGTATAGAAAAGGGAATGGACTATTTAACTGGTGGTAATGCCATATCAGACGTTGCGCCTCAAACTACAGCACAGAAATATGTAAGATCTGGCGGCGAAATGATTGGTTCAATACCACCTCTAGTTGCGTCAGCACCTCTAGTTGCTGGGCAGAAGATCGGTCAAGTTGCACAACAATCTCCAAATATACTAAATGCGGCTAAGGAAATTGTAAAAGACACAGCTAGTTATATAAAAGATAAGCCAGCACAATTTGTTGGCACTGAAGCCGCAATTGGCCTTCCTGCAAGTTTTGCTGGAACTACAGCAGAGCAAATATTTCCAAATAGCCCAACAGCAAAAATGCTGGCAGAAATTGTAGGTGCTACAGTTGGCGTTGGCGGTAATGCGTTCACAACGAAACTTTTAACTAAAAATCCAGATGCGCCAACAAACTCTCTCGAATTATCGCAGGCGGCAAGTCTTATATATGAAAAACAAAAGCAAAAAGGCGTTGTAATTGTTGGTGATCAAACCCAGCAAATGTTTGATGCAATTGATCAAATGATGCGCCGTGAAGGGTTGTTAGACCCAGATCTTGGATTAGACACTAAAATTGGTGCAGGGGCTAGTAACTTATATAATATGTTTAAAGGCAAAGCTGGCAAGGCAATGGATGGCTCGGCAATGCTTACTTTTCGCAAAAACTTAAAGGCCAGATATTTAGATGCACTTAAACGTGCAGATGGCGGAACTGATGCTGGAGCAATAAGTAAAATATTAAATATTTTCGAGGAAGTTTCGGGGAATGTTAATAACGATATAAAAATAGCCAATGCCATGTACCATAGAGCTAGTAAGGCTGATACTCTTGATACAATAGTTGAGCTTGCCCAGAATAGATCTGACTCAAATCTTAACTTTGATAAAGCGCTTAGAAACCAATTTAGAACATTTACTAATCGCCTTATACAAGGAAAAGAGTTTGGCTGGTCGCCTGACGAAATTGAGCAAATGAAAAGCATTGTCCAAGGCGGAACAACAGAAAATATATTAAACTTTATAGGTAAATTTGCCCCAACAAACCCCACTGGCCTGATAGCAACTGGTGGCGGATCTATTATTGGACTAAACAATATTGGAATTACAGATCCAAACATAATTAGAGGCGGTGTGGCTGGCACAATAGCCGCAACTAGCGGAGCAAAATATGCCGCAGGCAAGATGCAACAGCAAAATGTTGACGCATTAATTAAAAATGTACTTGGTGGCAGGAAGTTAAGCGGCGTTGGACAGGAAAGAGCTGAAGCCGCATTAAGAGCTTATTTGATTAATAAGGGATTAATGACAGCCGAAGAAACAGTTAATCAGTAGGAAAAAACATGGAACTAAAACCAAAATCTATAATTGAAATCGAGGGTATAGTTTCGGATGCCATTGAGGATGCAGTTTCTTTTGTCGAAGGCGAGATTGCTGAAGATAGAATTAAGGCTCAGGAATACTACGATGGCGAGGTTTACTTAGGTCACGAAGATGGTCGCAGTAGTGTTGTGGCAACTAAAGTGCGTGACACAGTACGCGCTGTAAAGCCAAGTTTAATGCGTATTTTCCTTAGCACTGCAAAGCCAGTGGAATATATACCACGCGGCGCAGAAGATGTGGCTATGGCAGATCAAGCGACAGAATTTATGCACCACGAATTTACCAGATTAAATGGTTATCGCGTAATTAATGATGCGTTCCAAGACGCACTTGTAAAGAAACAAGGCATCGTAAAAGCGTATTGGATGACATACCCAGAAGTTGATATATTCACATATACAGATTTATCTGATGATGAATACACCTACCTGATCGAAGACGATAGCGTGACAGTGCTAGAGCATAGCGTGGAAATGACTATTGAGATGGACGCGATGGGCATGGAAATGGAAATGCCTATTCACAGCGCAAAAATCAGCAGGCGAAAAGAAGCTGGAGAATTGTGCATTGAAAGTGTGCCACCAGAGGAATTTTTTATTAGCCGTGACGCACGCACATTAAAAGATGCATATGTGGTGGCTCATAGAACAGAAATGAGAGCTGGCGACGCAATAGCGATGGGTTTTGATCCAGACGAAATTTTAGGTTTAGATAGCTTCGAGGGTGGCGGCGATACATCATCTAGTGAGGAATTTGCTAGACGTGGATATGACACTGATTTTAGTGATGAAGATCCAGCAGACCCAGCAATGAAAAACGTGACAATTACCCAAGCATATATGCGTATTGATGCGGACGGAACTGGCGTACCAATTTTACACAAAATAACCTGTGGTGGCACAAAGTATAAAGTGCTGGATTTAGAGCCATGTGATGAATGCCCATTTGCTAAGTTTGAGATAGATCCAGAGCCACACACTTTCTATGGCAGATCCTTAGCTGAGATAGTTATGGACGATCAGGATGCGGCAACATCAGTTTTACGAGGCATATTGGATAACGTCGCAATGACAAACAATCCGCGTATGGCAGTGACATCTGGCGTTAATATCGATGATTTACTGAATAACGAAATTGGCTCAATCGTGCGTATGCAACAAATGGGTCAGGTTCAAGATTTATCAGTGCCATTCCACGCTGGGCAGACATTAAGTGCATTAACTTACTTAGATGGGCTTGTAGAGAGCAAAACAGGCGTCTCCAGAGCCTCTATGGGGCTAGACCCAGATGCAATGCAGTCTACTACTAAAGCGGCTGTGCAGGCCACAATACAGGCTGGAGCTGGTCAAACCGAAGTAATGGTGAGAAACCTAGCCGATGGCATGAAAGACCTATTTGGCCTTATGTTGCGCCTAACCCACAAGAATATTGATGAAGAGCAGATGATGCGTATGAACGGCTCGTTTGTGCCAGTAGATCCGCGTATCTGGGATGGCTCAATGGACGTGATGATAAACGTCGGATTAGGAACTGGCAGGGAAGAGGAAAAGGCAATTGCCCTTAACCAAGCCCTACAAATGCAACAATTTGTATATCAGACATATGGCAGTCAAAATGGTCTAGTGTCGATGACCAATATTCGCAATACATTAGCTGATCAATTGGCAGTTGCAGGAATACGAAATGCCGACAGGTATTTTGCGCCAATTACTGAAGAAATCGAAATGCAAATGCTACAGCAACAGCAGGCGGCACAAGAGGCTCAGGGACAACCACAAGATCCAAACGCCGCATTCTTGCAGGCAGAGCAAATGAAGGTACAAGCTAAGATGCAAGCTGACGCCGCTAAGTTGCAAGTGGATATGGCGAAGAATGCTCAGGCAGATGACTTGAAACGCGATCAAATGGCGCAAGATTTACTTGTAGACGCCGCCAAGATTTATGGTGAATATGGCACTAAAGTTGACGTTGCCAGAGTAAAATCAGAGCAGGATAAAAACCGCATGATTGGTGGCATTGCACAAGGAAATATGTCATAATGGCTCAAGTTATAAGATTAGAAGCTGAAGAGGCCAGACGTTTAAAAAACGATACTGCTTTTCAGAAATTTGTAGAGAATGTTCGTGAAGATCAAATGAAGATCTTTGCAGAAAGTAGTGCATCAGACGTTGATGCGCGTGAGGAAGCTCATTCAATAGTGAGGGCTTTAAACGAAATCGAAATTACACTCGACGCCGCAATATCGGCAGAGGTAATTCTTGATAAACAAAGGAAGTAGCACCGATGAATTCGACTACACTAGACGAAGCTGTAGACAGCATGATCGTATCACCTGACGCGGAAAAAGATCAGGAAGAAAATTTGAACGAAGCTCCAGAGCAAGTGGAAGCAGTTAGCGACGGCGAAGCTGAAGAAATGGAAGCTGTAGACGAGGGTTCAGATGACGCTGAAGAGCTATCCAGCGAGGATGATAGCGAAATCGACTACGAAGAAACAGAGGCTGATGACACTGAGCCTGACCAAGAAAGAATGATCGAAGTCACAGTAGACGGAGAGAAGCAGTATTGGACAGAGGCTGAGTTACAACGTGATGCGGCTGGTCAGAAGGCGATTAACAAAAGGTTTCAAGAAATAGCCCAAGTGCGAAAGCAGTTTGAGCAGAAGGAAGCCGAAATAGCGAAGCGAGAAGCGCAAGCTCTTGGTCTAGCAAATCAGATACAAAATGGATCGTTGGTAGCACCTACGCCCCCTAGCTCTGAACTTTTTGAAAGTGATCCAATCGGATACATGGAACAAAAAATGAAGTACGACGAGGCGAAGACTGCATATGATCAGTCAATGTATCAGGTTCAAACTTTACAACAGCAACAACAGCAAGCTCAGGCGCAGGCGCATCAGTCGTATCTGCAAGAGCAGGCCGAGGTGCTTAGAAAACGTATTCCAGAAATTGCAGATCCTGTTAAGGGTGAAGCATTAAAACAATCGCTGGTTCAAACTGGTGTGGCTTACGGATTTACTGAGGACGAAATGTCTATGGTAACTGACGCGAGATACATCGAGGCATTGAATGATGCGAGGAAATATCGGGAATTGAAATCTAAGCGTAAGGCTACGCAGACAAAAGGCGAGAAAGCTCGTCCTGTCGTTAAGGCTGGCGTAAAGAAGCGAAAATCAACTAGCGTTCAAGCGGAGCAACAAAAGGCGCAACAGCGCTTAATGAAAACAGGTTCAATCGATGATGCATTGAGCCTGATGTTAAACAATGATTAACATTAAGTTAGTCTTCTAGTCTTTGAAAGGACAAACCCATGGCTCAGCCTAGTAATCTGTACGATTCGTACGATAATGCAAATTCAATAAGGGAAGATGTGCAATCAATTATATACAACATTGCTCCTGACGAAACCCCCTTTTTGAGTGCATGTAAAAAAACAACTGCAAAGTCAACTTTGCATGAATGGTCAACAGACACGCTAAGAGCGTCTGCGGCTAACGCTCACATCGAGGGTGATGACACAACTGCATCTGCGGTTGCTGGTGTTACTCGCCTTAACAATAGAACTCAAATTTTTAAAGACGCCATAATTATCAGTGATACTGATGAAGGTCTTTCAAAAATAGCTAAAGATAAGGAAATGGCTTACCAAATCCTCAAAGCTGGGAAAACCATGAAATTGGATATTGAAAAGGCTCTTTTCGATAACAATGCTAAAGTGGCTGGTTCTGCAACTGCGGCTCGTGAGCTTGCTGGTGCGCCAACATGGTTAACATCGAACACTGTCAAAGGTTCTGGCGGCGCAGATGCTAATGGTACAGGTTCAAATGCTCGTACTGATGGTTCACAAACAGTATTCACTCAAGCTAAGTTTGATACAGTAATGCAGAGCGTTTGGGAAAATGGCGGAACAGGTTCAAAGACTGCATATTTGTCAGCATTTAATATGACAAAATGTCTTGGATTTGCTGGTAACAACAACCAACGTGCAAACGTGGTTGGCGCTGATGAGCGTGTTATCAATTCAATCAGCATATATTTAACCCCTTGGGGCGAAATATCGCTGAAGCCCACGAGGGAGAACAGATCGCGAGATGTCTTCCTGATGCAAAGCGACACATGGCAAGTGGCTACGCTACGTCCAATGAAAAATGTTGAACTAAGTAAGACAGGGGATAATTCGAAAAGACAATTAACCACTGAACTCACATTGGTATGTACTTCAGAAGCGGCAAACGGCATGGTTGCAGATTGCACAACTTCATAAACTAACTATAGTAAGGGGGGGAAACCCCCCTTATTTATTAATAGGAGTAATTTATGGCAAAACCAAGAGCTGGCAAAGCAAAAGTAAAAGTAGTTAAGGGAAGAAAAATTAGCTACGGACAAGCTGGCCTAGCGAGTGATGGTAAGCCGAGAGTAAGAGCTGGCACAAAAAAGGGTGACGCATATTGCGCTCGATCTGCTGGTCAAAAGAAGAGATCTCCGAAGGCGGCTAAAAATCCAAATAGCCCATTGAATTTATCACGCAAACGCTGGAAATGTTCTGGCACTAAATCGAAGAGAACATAAGATGACAAGCTCAAAAATAGGCGAAAAAATTGAAATATCTGACAATGGCGAAATTAACATAAAGCGCACGTTTGATGGTAGCCAAATGATGCGTGACGCTGAATACGCTCGTCAAAATGCAGATAATAGCTTTGGCTCAGATCATAAGCTAATTGCACAAGTTGATGCGGCTTTGATTGGCGTCTGGCTTAAAGAGGCTGGCGTGAGCTGGAGTGACACAGAGGCGGCTAATCAAGTCGTTAAACGAAAATTAACATCTGGCGAATTTGCGGATCTGAGAGTATGGCAGGGCAAATACTAATGGAAATGGCAGACCTATGGAGTGGCACGCTCACATTCGCATTGGCGTTTGTGGGTTTTGTTTTACGCGGATATGTTTTAGAGTTGAACAGATTACAAATTCTGTTGGACAGAACGCGAGAGGAATATGTGACCAAAGTTGATAGCAGTGCGTCAATGAATAGATTGTTCAGCAGGCTCGACGCAATAGACGCTAAAATGGATCGTATATTAGAACGGAAGTAAAATGCTACGTTTCTTTATAGTAAGTTTTTTTATTATTTTTAGCAGTTTTGTTTATGCTGAAGATGACACAATAAATACGAATACTAATATAAATTCCAGTGGGTCTATGGATACGACTATACAAAGCCCACCACCATCGGCAATCTCACCACAAGTCAGCACAAGCGGATCTGATTTGTGCGTCGTGGGGATCTCAGGCGCAGTGCAGACGCAGATATTAGGTATCTCTGGCGGCAAAACTGTGAAGGACTTAAACTGTGAGCGTATTAGGGCAAGTAAACTACTGAGCGATTTAGGAATGCGTGTGGCTAGTGTGTCACTGCTCTGCGCCGATGATAGGGTCAAAGAGGCCATGAAAAACGCTGGAACGCCCTGTCCAATAAATGGTAAAATAGGCGATGAGGCCAGACTTGAATGGGAGATGAAAGCTGTGGAGGCGCGTATTAGCGAAGATCAGAAAAATCTAGTAGAAAGGCTGTTTGATGAACAAGCTGAAACAAAAGTTGGGCTGGGTGTCATCATTGGCACTTTGTTTATGTTACTCTTACTCTAACGCCGATCCATACAGTTACTGGGCGAGTACGAATGCCGCCAAAAATGGATTGAGCTGGAGTATGTCATCTGTCTTACCATCGATTGGTGGCGTCGATATAAATGGCCTGATCTACAGATACACTACAGAAAAAGAAACAGACGCAGATATGAAGGTTACAGTCGGTAATCTAAACTTTGGCGGCGATGGTTACTTGTTTAAAGAAACTGATGACTGGTCTGGTGTGCCGTCTAATACAATAACTAAGTCATTTCCATTAAATAACATTCCATTAGAGAAATGGGGCGATGGGTCAATCACAGTTGAGGGTGAGGGTACTGTTAAAGATGCTACAGTTGTATATACATTCCGCGTTGATGAATGTTATGACCCACAGCTTAATCCAAGTTGCGCTGGGTATAAGAAGCCCATTCCAGAGATACCAGAGGTTGAGGTTTATAATGCATTGGAAGATGACGCAGTTGTAGACGCAATTAAAGAGGAAGAATACGAATACCCAGATGAGGCTAAAATCCCAGAAGATGATGAGGACGATGAAAAGCCAACAAAGATTGAGCTGGGTCTGATGTCTGCTGAGAATGCATTGACTATGTTTCAAGATTATAATCAAAACGAGCTTATTAACATGATCAACAACCAAACCAATTTGCAATCATACTATGATCTTGCTCTAAATGGTGGTATATACAAAGATAAGTATCAGCTAAGTCAAAACCAAATGCCAGATAATAAGAAGGCGTTGCGTAATAATTTAGCACAACAACTAAAGCATGAACAAATGGTAGACATGCAGTACAAATAAGTGAGGTTAATATGAAATATTTAGCAATACCACTATTAGCACTAGCTACACCAGCTTTTGCAAATAGTGTAGATATAGTCGGCAATGTGGCGGCGAAGTGTGTTATCCAGACAACTAAAACTGGTGCATACGGAAACCCAACCCCAAACAAATTATCAACAGCCGTTTCTGATGGTGGAATACTTCCAGAAATTCGCATAGATGTGTCTATTGCGGATAGCTACAAGGCAAATATTACATACCCAACAAGTTTTACGTCATCACCATCGCTAAATGACGTTGTATCGTGGACAGGATCGGTTGCAGTGAGCAATACGAGTGTCTCTGGTATGTCAGGTTATGACAGCGCCAAAACTGTTTCTGGGGCTACTACGTCGTATACATTGACGCTGGCTGGATCGACATGGTTTGCAATATCTAGCACTGCTACATACGGCGGCGGTAAGCCGTTTACAGGTGGGACATATACTGCCCAAACGACTGCCACATGCATACCGAAGTAAAAGCACTTGTAATTGCTACGTTATTGGGGTCTGGCGTATCTGCTCACGAACAGACCCCAGCCTACCTAAAAATGAAGTATTCTACAGTTAAAAACGTAGTAAAATTTGAACTGTCTATATTTAACCAAAGGGAGCGCGTTAAATATTACAGAATAGCATTATTTGATAAAAATTTTGTGGGGCTTCCATTTTCTACGAGGCATAGGATAATAAAGGTTGATTACCAAACTAGAAAAAACTTTGATGTATACGTTAGGAAGAGCGATCTGGACGAGGCTCAATATATATGCACCATCTCGAAGACAATGAAAGAGCGAGGCTCTAAGCCGTTTGTCAGGTCTATGGTGTGTTCAAAAATTATGGAGGAAACTAAATGAAATATGCAATCATTCTATCCTTAATTGCTGGCAATGCATTAGCCGACAGCTCGTCGCTATCTCTGGCGTTGCCCACACCAAATCTCAATACTCAATCCGATAGAATAAGATCTGGCAGTATAGAATGCTCGAACTCTATCTCTGGCTCTACACTGCTGGAATACGGCTTAACTGGCCTGCTGTCTGGCCTTAACACTGACGCGAGGGGCAAAGACATTGGCGTTTACGCACGCATTGTTATTCCACTGAATGCACCAAAGAAGCGTATCGAGTGCCAGAAATTATTTGAGGTGGAGTTGTTGCAACGTAAAATGGAAATACGCATGTTGCAGGAAGAACTAAATGCAATGAAAAATTTACAATCTTCAGAAATGGAGTTTGAGAACTAATGGTCGATACAACTAAAATCGCGGATGGTATTGATGGTTTAGCTGACCGCCAACTTAAAGCTGGGGGCATGAAGTTGACGGCTGGTTCTATACTAGCAATATTTGCATTCCTGTCTACAATAGGATCTGGATTATATGGTGGCTTGCTAATGTGGCAAAAGATTGAAGAGCTGGCTAATTTAGACATATCCGCATACCAACAGCAAATGGATGTGATGGATGCAAAAGTTACAGGCATATCAGAGAAGGTCGAGGAGAGCGTGGAATATAGCCGTGATATTAAAAATAATTTACGTGATGATCTATTGCGCGTTGAACAACAGACAGATCGTATTGAGACAATGGTTCGTAAGACTGAGGATAAAGTCAGGGAAATGATCGATAAGGCTGAGGTGCGCTTTGAAAATCAACGAGAACGTGTTAGAGTTTCACAAAGCGGCGAGATGAAAGAGCTTGAAGATAAATTAATGGGTAAGTTGCAACGAGCGCTTGATAACCCATTAGCAGATTAGGATTATCACAATGGATGAATTTAAAAAATTTGATGTAGATGGAAATGGCACAATTGATCAGGCGGAATGGGATCGCATGGCGCTGGAAGATAGGCGCTTACGAATGCAGGATGAAGACGCCCAGCGTGATGCAATTAGGTCAATGACGTGGTTTGCTCTATTTGGAATGTTACTCTATCCATTCGCTGTGATTGGCGCTGTAATTTTTGGATTAGATGAAGCCGCTAATATATTGGGATCGATGGCAAGCATTTACTTTGTGTCTGTAGCTGGTATCGTATCTGTATTTTTTGGAGCTAACGCATTGGCGAAAGGAAAAGATAAATGATTGGATTAGGATTAATAGGCCAAGTTGCCGATCTTGCTGGCACTATGATTGAAGGCAAAACTGCTGTGAAGAAAGCTGAAGCCCAAACAAAAATGAAAATAGCAACAGGTGAAATTGATTGGGATATTGCCGCTATGAAAGCTACTGAGAATAGCTGGAAGGATGAGTGGATTACATTGCTGTTTAGCATACCTCTCATTCTGGCATTCTGTGGTGATTGGGGTAATCAGATCGTGCAGGATGGATTTGCCGCTTTAACTAATATGCCAGCTTGGTATCAGTACAGCTTAGGGGGCATTGTGAGTGCATCAATTGGGATGCGTGGTGTAAGTAAATATTTCGGAGGTAAAAAATAATGTCATTATATGAAAATATTCACAAAAAAAGAAAACGCATAAAAGATGGTAGCGGCGAGAAAATGCGTAAAAAAGGCGCTAAAGGCGCTCCAACAAACAAGGCGTTCAAGCAAGCGGCAAAAACTGCGAAGAAAAAGCCAACTAAACGTAAAACTAAAAAGGCATAGCAATGAGTGAAGCAATGAAAAAGCTCCAAGAGAAAGTTGGAGCAGGCGCTGATGGTCACTTTGGCAAAAACACGGCTAAGGCCATTGCCCAGCACTACGAGCTGTCAAATGAAAGAGCCGCGCATCTTTTAGGTCAAGCTAGTCACGAAAGCGGTCACTGGCGGCATACAAGAGAAAATCTGAACTACAGTGCCGAAAGTATGATGCGCGTATGGCCTAGCCGTTTTCCTGATTTAGCTTCAACTGAAGGGCTTGCCAGAAACCCGAAAGCATTAGCCGAAAGTGTATACTTTGGCAGACTTGGTAATGATACTAAAAGAAAAGCAAGTTTATATGTAGGCCGAGGATTTTTACAATTAACTGGCTTTTCAAACGTAAAAGAATTTGCGGCAGATATGGGTGTGCCAGAAGTCATTGAAGACCCACAATTGCTTGAGGAAGAATATGCATTTGAAACTGCATTGTGGTTTTTTAAGAAAAATAAGTTATTTGACATTGCAGACGATGGTGTGAACGACGAAACAATTTTAAAAATCACACGTCGGGTCAATGGTGGCACTCATGGGCTTGTAGATAGAACTGGTGAAACAAACAAAATCTATGAGTGGCTCAACGCATAACAATAAAATCGGTAGAGCTGGTGAATTTCTAGCTCTATCGAGATTATCATTCGCTGGCATTTCCTGCATCTTAGTCCAACATGAGATTGACGATGCATACTTAAAAACGCCAAGCGGTAAATTACTGACGCTACAGGTCAAAACAGCCAGCAAGAAAACTGGAAATGCGAGGCAGTACAGGTGGAATACACAGCCCCTTGGAGATAATAAGAAATCTGATGTGTATGCTTTGGTGGCATATGATATTAAAAAAATTTATTGGGCTAGGGGTGACGATCCCATAATAAAGAAAACGTCAACTCGATTATATCCAGATCAGTTTGTAGATGAAGAAAAATTATTAAATCAAGTTATAAATAGCTTCATAGATTAAATAAATCTCTTGATGATTTGCGCTGTTAGATTTATTTAGACGTGTGGGTAGCATCGGGCATGAAACTACCCACACGATATATTTATTTTAGTTTGAAGTAAACGTAACGCAGAGACTTAGCACCAGCGTTTCCAATAATAGGCGTTGTTTTCTCGTAAGCACGATCAACTAATTTTTGACGATACATGACGTTAAGCGTCCACGCTATATCTGATACGCCAATCCCACTGCTCAGGGCTATCATAGTGGTAGTATATCTTTTATAACTTTTCATATGCTTTAGAATAGCGTCATACTTCTTTTGAGGTATAGGCTT